GTTGGATAATCTCTGCCTTCCCCGCAGTCGATGTCCATAAAGAAAGACTTTAACTGTTTTACGTTGTCAGCTACACGAGTACCACTTTCTTCAAACGTAGCTAGTGCAAAGTATGGGCTATACCCACGAGCATCTAACTTACGTGCTTCTTGTAGTAACGAATCATAGTCTGTATGAAACGTCTGTGGTCTGTCATTCTGTCCTAGCTTAACAGCAAATAAACAGTAGTATCCGTCTTCCCCTGTGACGTGCCGCAAAAATACTTCTGCATCCATAATACATTCCTAATTCCGAGGGTGGAGGTAGCAGGGGGGCGGTTGCCCCCTTTTCGCATAAAGCTAGCTAAGTTTGTGGGACTAGTCGTCCCAGTCGTCTACGATTGATGCAAGATCAGCGTCAGTCTTTTTTGGTTTCGGTGTTGCTTTTTTACTGACTTTTTTGGGCTCAGGGGTATCACCAAACTCAGCTTCAATAACATTGGCGGCAGGTTTAGCTTCAACAACTTCAAAAGGATTGTCGTCCTCAGCTTTAAATTCAAAGCCACCCTCTACCGCGCCAAACGGTGATGATGTTTCCATAGGCACATACTTAATAACCTGTACCGCTTTCAAACGTAGGGAAATACCTGCTTCACGCATATTGTATGGTACAAATACCACAGCCACGTTTACCGTGCTTCCTGTAGTAAGCATGAAGTCGTCGGGTAGTTTAACTCCTTTTGAGTCATATTGTACAGGCTTTAATGTAGCCTCTTTGCCATACGCACCTTTAAGGGTTGCCTTGTATGAATACATGCCATCATCATCTTTAGTGAATGGCATATCTACTTTCTCGGGCCAACCTTTTTCTTTACGTGCTTCATACGCTTTACACATCTCACCATAAAGAGCCTTTGCTTGGTCTTTAGTCATACGAAACTTCATTTCATACTTGGCGTTATCATCAAACGCATCGCACGGTACAGTGCGGTTCTCTGCGTTATCGAAACGATATGGTTTATTTATACGAGGCCAAAGAGCCTCAACGTTTTGTATTACATAACTACTGTTTTGATTAGACATAATAATATCCTTAAATTAATCTGCATTTATATCAAAGCCACCCTCTACTGGTGCAAAAGGGGATACAGGTTCACTCGTAACTGGAACAATAGAAGATATAGCTTTTATCGTATCCTCATGTGTTACCATCTCGCTTACCTTTAAACCCTCTTTAACGTCCAGTGAACGTAATGGTTTGAAATAAAGTTTTGGAACAACACTATCTTTATCGAAATATATATTCGTAATGACAGCAATAACTGAAGTGTCGTGTGCGGACAAGTGTCGAGCATAAGATTGCATGCCCATATTGCCATTCACAACCCTACCAAAAATTGTACTGGCAGGTATCTGTAACTGATACACTTCTTCGAGGTCGTCCTCGAATACAACTGCTAGCCGTTGTTGAAACCGACAAGCCCTACCACCATTCTCACCAGAACCACGTACGTTTTGTGTACAGTCCATACACCTACGTGCTTGCACGTTTTCTTCGGGAACATCAGAAGATGGTACTTGTGTGTCTTTAGACCAACATACAGGTGCAGTAGACTTATTAGGGTCAAACTGATTACCAAAATACGATCTAGACACTGGCGCGGCATTCACAATGATTACGCTTACATTATCATAGGGTAGCACTTCTTGTTTGCCTTCCCCAAGCAATGAAAACTCACCACCGCGTATGCTAAGCCGCCTCACTAAAAGTCCTCATCAACATCAAAAGCTGATACGACAGACTCAACAACTGCCGCCTCGTTTGGACTTTCTTTGTTGGTACTCAAAAAGGCCTTTTCAATCCCTTGAAGATCATAACGGTACGTGTTACCGATCTTCATATACAAATCGCTAGGGATTATACCTTTACGTAACCACTGACGGACCGTGTGTATTGATACACTAAGCCTATCAGCAACCTCGCCAACAGGTACAAACTTATTTGACATCACTTTCTCCTTATCTTGGTCTGGGGCAATAAGCTATGCCAGACGTTGTTGTATGTATTGCATCAGACCCATAGCCGCACTTCCAAGTACAGATAACACCCCTATCGCCTTTTACTTCTGCAATTTTTTGCCAGTAGCAACTTGTATACGCCAATACACTTGACGACAACAACACGCAACCTAAAATAAAATACTTCATCATTTTCTCCTTACTGAAACAATATATTCAGAATCTACATTTAGACCTTTAGGTACTTGGTCTGGGTTTTCTTCTAGGTACTGCTTCATGTTAGATTGATTTACTCTCTTATCTAACAACTCAGGTACTTCGTTCTCCAATATAAACTCGTGCATTGAAGACCAATCACTAGTCCAATACCTTGTCCTAGCTGACCTATAAAACAGTCCTGCTGAAGTCTTTACACTATCAACCCCTTGCTCTTCACAGTATTCCAACAAAGCCTTCTTGACCTTATCTAACTGATCTACTAGCGCAGAGTCTTCTTCTTTAAACTTAGCTGATAATTCAGCACGCTTATCTTTAATCTTTAGATAGATGCGCGTCAGTTTCTCAGCGTTTGGTGCTTCACTCATACTACGCTCCTTTGTTAAGGGACATCGACAATAGCGTATGATTGCGTGTTAGTCAAGCACTTCTTTATATAAGTCAATCATTTTTGTGTGTATGTCTATTCTACTGTCCAATAATGAGTATACACGTTTCTCTACGTACGATCCTTGTATGTGTACCACGGTACACTTTTGATCTTGACCTGATCTATGTACCCTAGCATTTGCCTGCGCATACGTTTCCAGTGAACTTGTGGGAGCCCACCATATAACAGTATTAGCGGCTGTAAGTGTTACACCATGTGCCGCTGACTGTGGTTGGATAACTAAAACTTTGGGGTCGTCCTGCTCCTGAAAGCGTTTAAATATATCAGTACGTTTTGCCGCAGTAACATCCCCACGTATGATTTCAGTAGTAATACCATCTTTACGTAGCTTGTCCGTAAGTAAATCAATAGTGTGTTTGAATGGTACGAATACCAATACTTTCTTACTTGATTCGTCAATTACCTCACGCATCACCTTATAACGATTAGATATATCAAACTCCAATGCCTCACCATTATCGGTATAAACAGCGCCAGATGATATTTGTAGCAACTTGTTCATGCTAACAGCCGCATTAGCCGCAGTAATTTGTTCCCCTGCCGCTTGCATAATCATTTTGTTCTTTAATTCTTTATAGTATTTCTTTTGTTGTGCAGTCATATCGACTTCACGTTTAACATACACCATAGGTGGTAGGTCTAGGCATTCTTCCTTTGTATAGCGTATGGCAGGTTGCAACGCTTGGTGTACTGTATCAGTAGAGTTTTCTTTAGGTATCCACTTAAAATTAGTTATTTTCTGCATGACTTGATCGCGGAAAGAACCAAAAAATCTAGGTACACCCTCGGGGTTTACAAGTTTTGCTATGCCATACGCATCGGTTGGACTCTGTGCCGCAGGTGTACCTGTCATCATCCACAACCACGTATCTTTACCAACCAACTTGTTTAAAGTTTTCCAACGCTTAGTCTGTACATTTTTATAATGAGTAGCTTCATCTACAATAATTAAATCAAATCCACCATTAGCAACTTCTTCAGATACAATCTCTAAACCATCGTAGTTTATAATTATATATTCAGCGTCATTCTGTATTATTTCTTTACGCTTCTTAGCTGAACCATACGCTACGTCTACCTTGCGGTGCATAGCAAAATTAAATAGGTCATTACGCCATGCCGACTCCATGATAGATAGAGGACATATAACTAACACTCTGTTTACCTTACCTTGTGTTAGCAGGTAATCCGATGCCCATATAGCACTGGCTGTCTTACCTGTACCTTGTTCGTTAAAACAAAAAGATTTTTTATTTAGCGTCATAAAGCTAGCGGTTGTCTTTTGATGGTCGTAGGGATCATACCTGCCTGTCCACTTGTACCTACCCTCTATGGGTGATGGAGCATTGATACCCATGTTACGCAACACCTGCGTCTCATCTATCCCCCAGTTTACGATGACCTCGTGATCCGATAGCTTTTTACTTTTAGGTATTACATTTGTCACCTTGCCGGGGTGACGTAAGTTCAATAGCAGGGCTTTGTTCTCTACAATCTTCAATTATTATTCTCCATCAGTGAACCTCATAAAACGGTGTCCGCTTTACGATAAATGTAGCCTCGCTTCGTTCGCAGATGAGGCTAAGTCTGGTATGAATGGGAATCACTAACCCAACGAACTAACTTGATTTTATGCAGTCTATTACTAGAGGAGGAAACATAAACCCTTTCTGCACTTTGTTTTTAGACGCATCAAGCTAAGCGTCCCAGAGTGAATTACTTTTTGGCTTTACTCTTGCCGTTCCTAGATCTGTTCTTACTAGGCTTCTCTAATTTATACCCATCCTTGTTTGAACCACCTTTACTCAACATCTTCTTGTGGCTTATATCCATACCTTTACGCTTTCCTTTACCATTCTTCTTATCGTACTCACGCCTTGCACGTTGGCGTTCCATCCTAGCCTCGTGCGCCTTACTTCCCACAGGGGGGTTGATTTGTTTCTTTCTATCTTTAGGATTTTTATATGGCATTAGTGTCTACCATTATGTATGCATTCAGTTACTATACAATGTCTTTTACATAGCCCACTTTGATGGGCATTCCATACGTCTTTCTTCCAAGCCTGCTCCATACGTGTATAGTCAGCCAACCACTTCGCCCACATGTCAGCTTCATCTTCCTTGAAATACTTGTCACGTATAAGTTCATTACATACCACAAACAACAAGCCACCCTTTACTGTTTCTACATCAGGGAAATGTTTAAATATACAAAGTGCCATAAGTTCT